AACAATCAATTTATTTGATACAATGTTTTGAAGCATGGATAGATACGAAGTCATGAGCGTATCGAAAAGAGAGCCTCCCCTCCTTCCATTGTTTCTTTTTGTTAGAGGGTGGACAGAGCGAGGAAAATTATGCTTTTACAGCCAAAAAATTGGGCAGTCTTTCAACATTACAAAGACAGATGCCCCCCTTGGATAAAACTTCATCGTGACCTGTTAAACGACAGGGCTTATATGCGCTTGCCTATTGCAAGCAAAGCGATAGCACCAATGCTTTGGCTACTTGCAAGCGAATCAAAAGATGGTGTTTTTGATGGCTCACTAGATGAGCTAGTATTTCGTCTACACATCACTCCAAAAGAATATCAAGATGGAGTTAAGCCATTGATTGATAACGACTTTTTTAATGTTGTTAGCGGAGTGATAGCAGAGTGCAAGCAAGTTGCTATCCCAGAGACAGAGGGAGAGACAGAGACAGAGACAAAGAAGAAAGCAACTAGCGTTGCACCGCCTGAAGGCGTTTCTGATTCTGTTTGGCAGGAATTTAAATCTTTGAGAAAAGCCAAGAAAGCACCGATAACCCAAAGAGCCATTGATGCCATATCTAGTGAAGCAAACAAAGCAGGTTGGACTTTAGAGAAAGCTTTGGAGGAATGTGTTGTTCGTGGTTGGCAAGCATTTAAAGCAGATTGGGTTGTCAAGCCAAACCCCGCAGACATTGTGAGGCTCACAGTTCCAAGCAGAAATGAGCCTGACCCTGCTCTTGAGAAGATTAAGGCAGATGAGAAAATAACTCGCCCTCCAACACCTGAAGAACTTGCAATATTTAACTCAATTCGGAGAAAAGCATGAATAAGATTGAATTTGGTGATTGCCGTGAAACAATGCGTAAATGGGCATCACAAGGCGTTAAAGCTCAAACTTGTATAACAAGCCCTCCATACTACGGGTTGCGAGACTACGGAACTGGAAAATGGATTGGTGGTGATGAGAACTGTTCTCACAAGCGGGATTCAAAGTATTCAGACAAAACCATAACTGGTCATGCCAACAAAGATTTAACTGTTGGAGATGCAATTTATAAAAGTGTTTGCCCTAAATGTGGCGCTATTCGTGAGGACAGGCAGTTAGGACTTGAGGAAACTCCAGAGGAGTACATCAAGGCAATGGTTGAGGTGTTTCGATGCGTTTGGGATGTACTGGAAGACGATGGGACGCTGTGGTTGAATATTGGAGACAGTTATTACAACTACCGACCAGGCAAGGGTCAAGCGTTAGTTCAACAATCAGTTGCCAACAATATTCAAGATTTGCCACAGGTATGTGCAAGGCGAGGCAATAAGCTAGATGGGTTGAAAGAAAAAGACCTCATTGGAATACCTTGGATGCTTGCATTTGCTCTGAGGGCAGATGGTTGGTACTTGCGTCAAGACATAATCTGGCATAAGCCAAACCCAATGCCTGAGTCTGTTGGAGATCGTTGCACTAAATCGCATGAATACATTTTCTTGTTAAGCAAGTCTCGCAAATATCATTTTGACCATGTTGCAATTAAAGAGCCTGTAAAAGAAGATTGGGGAACAAGAGATAGAACAAATGGTAAGTATCACAATGAAGGAACAGGATTACAGCCTCATAGTGGTTTAGAGAAGTCTTATGAAATGGCGAACAAACGAAGTGTTTGGACTGTTAACACAAAGCCATACTCAGGAGCGCACTTTGCGGTTTTCCCAACAGAGTTAATTGAGCCTTGCATTCTTGCTGGCGCACCAGTTGGAGCCGTTGTTCTTGATCCTTTCATGGGTTCTGGAACTACAGCTCAAGTAGCTCAAGACCTTGGTAGGCAATACATTGGTTGCGAGTTAAACCCTGAGTATGGAAAACTTCAAAAGAAACGCACAGCTCAAACATCATTGGATTTTGCATGAACTACTTTGAAGCCATGAGACTGCTAGACAGAGTAAAGGAAGGCGTACCTTATCCCGTACGTCTAATCAATCAAGCATTGGAGCTTACTGGTGACTTGGAGCAGACGTAATATTGAAGGCCCAAGCGATAGAGTAATCCTAGAGCAAGCAGAAGCTAGGGAACTTTATCGCAATTGGGAAGGAAGTAAGAATCGTGATCTTATTCGTGCCAGACTTGAGAGAGCAGAACGAATCTACGGCATAGGTGCTAGAGACAGGATCAGAGAATATATGAACCGAATCAAAGATGGGACTCTTTTATGAGATATGCAGCCAGAGTTGATGCTAATCAAGAGCAAATCGTATCTGCACTAAGGGCTGCTGGCGCTTATGTTTGGATCATTGGTTTGCCAGTTGACCTTTTGGTTGGCTACAAAGGTCACACCTTTCTGGTAGAGATAAAAACAAACTCTAAAAAGAAGTTTACTAAGTTACAAACAGACTTTTTTGAGAATTGGGCTGGTGGTACGTTGGCAAGGATTGATAACCCAGAAGCTGCATTGAGAATGATTCAGACATTAGGGTAAATCCCTATGGTATTACACAAACAATTAGGTAAGATTTAATTTTTAACAGGAGTAAATTATGAACACATGGGAATTTGACACAACAGTAGGTGCAGGTAGCGAAGTCGTAACAGTCGTTTACGAATACGAGCAAGATCAAGACTCAACCTACAACGAATCCATTAGAGAGATCTGGTTTGAAGGCCGTGATGTTATTGGCCTTCTTTCTGATGAGCAGTTTAAAGAGCTAGAGATGGAAGGAGCCATGCGCTTCCAGTATCACAAGCTTAACTACAAAACAGAAGACGTATGACTAAACAAAAAAAAGAGCTTTTAATTGGTTGTGGATCTAACCACACCAAAAAGATGGCAACAGATAGAACAACTGGTTTTGATAACTTAACCACCTTGGACTACAACGCTGACCACAATCCTACTGTGGTGTGGGACTTAATGGTTCTGCCATTGCCATTTCCCGACAACGAGTTTGATGAAATCCATGCTTATCAGGTGCTAGAGCATCTTGGGCAACAGGGTGACTACAAACTATTCTTTGCTCAGTTCTCAGAGTTCTGGAGACTTCTCAAGCCCAATGGTCATTTCCTTGCGACTTGTCCATCGAGAAACTCAGTTTGGGCTTATGGTGATCCAAGCCATACAAGAATCATGCAGCTTGAACAACTGGTGTTTTTATCCCAAGATGAGTACAAACGTCAGGTTGGCAAAACACCTATGTCCGACTTCAGAAATATCTACAAAGCAGACTTTAAAACTGTCTTCCAAGAAGAGGATGATGACATCAGGTTTGTCCTAAAAGCTATTAAGAATTGATTTTGTAGCTATAATTCAAGCCATGAAACAACGTGGCGGCTCAAGAAAAGGCGCTGGTCGTAAGAAGATCAGCGAACAAGGTAGGACTATCCGAGCAAGGGTAGCGCCTATCCATGAGCAAGCATTGACCTTGGCAGGGAATGGTTCCTTGTCCGAGGGAATAAGACGTTTAGCAGAGAAGCATTGGAGATTAATTCATGGAGAGCAGCCCCGACAAAGCAATTCAGTATTTGATCGACACCGCACCCTTGTACGCCCAAGCGAAGTCAGAGCGCCTGTACTTGGAGGAGTTCCGAAAGTCCAAGAAGGCTCACCTGATGAGCCAGGCAGGGACTGAAGTTCTGGGTAAACAAGAAACCTTTGCCTATGCCCATGAGGAATACATCGAAGTGTTAGAAGGCATAAGAGCTGCAGTAGAAAAGGAAGAGAAGTATCGGTGGCTGATGACCGCTGCCCAAGCAAGGATTGAGGTCTGGAGAACTAACCAGTACTCAGCCAGAATGGAAGTCAGGGCAACTCAATGAACAACAAGCTGAACAACAAGGAAAGATTCCACCTAGCAAGGGTGAAGATGCTTCCCTGTTCAGTATGTGATAAATCAGGACCCTCAGAAGCCCATCATTACAAACAAGGTCTTCAATATACTTGCATAGCATTATGTCAAGACTGCCATACTAATTCAGTATTAGGTTGGCATGGTCAAAAGAGAATGTGGCATATAAAGAAAATGGATGAGATTGACGCACTTAATAATACGATAAAACGATTATTTGATACCCCGTCTGAAAATAATAATGTTTTCTAATTTCCAAACTTTCAAAAACTTTGAGTTTCCAAAAATTGGTTAAATCGACTTTCTAAAAAGTAAATGCCACTTTTTTGTATAACCCACATTTTTAGGGTTTACCCTTAGATTGTTGTTGGTTAGCACTCACTTCACAAAATCATGTAAGTTGGCACTCACTTCACCTGTTGGCAAACTATCACGGGAAACACTTTCCAAAGATGCACCTAGAAAGCCACTAAAACCCGTTTTAAGCCGTTTTCTTTCTTAGTGCATGGCTACTATGCTTGAACAATAAAAACGCATTGTAGGCCGTTTAAATTAATCTTAATGAAGTAAGCACTCACTTCGCAAACACTTTCAAAAAAACCCGCTTTTTAAGGCGGGATTTTATGGAAATGCTCAGAGGTTATCAGCCATCAATATAACGCTAGAAGCATAGTGATAAAAAGGCCATGAATTGTCCAAAGGTTTAATTTTCAAGCCTAGTTCACCAGTACATGGAAAAATAAAGGTTTCAACCACTTCACCCATTTTTACGGGGTCACTCTCATAAGCCACTATTGAACCGATTTTCATTGCTTGAGTTTTGATTTTCATGGTTTGGCCTCATTCTCTAATTCGCACCAGTTTTCAATCGCCATTGTTCCAGTGCATAAGGTAGAACGAAGGCAATCAAGTGCCATCTGAGCGTGATATTTATTAAATTCAGGGCTTTTTAAATACGCTTCAAAAGTGGTTAACGCTCCAAAAACTGAATTAATATCATTCAAGCCTTCGTAAACCATCCACTCATTAATTATTTTTGGGTGTCTTTTATCTTTGGGTTTTCTAGTTGTCATTTTATTTATTCTCCGTAAATGCAAAAATCTTGATCTTCTATTTCATGCTGGATAAAGTTGGCGGCATTTCTAGCTTCGTCCTCATCAAATAACCAGATCACGTCAATTCTTAGATCGTCAGCAGTGGCTTGAGCAGCTTCGTGATCGCCATGATCGCCAAGATTGCACATAAGCCCGTCATTGTTTAAGGCAAAATAGATCATGCTGACACCTCTACTTCAAAGCATTTTTCGCATCCGCTGCAATCTGTCAGATCATTTTGAACACTTACAAAATTATCCATTTCTTGATAAGTATCAAAATCATATTCTTCGCCACAATCGCCACAAGTCCATGACCATTGAACGTCAAACCCAATAGAGCAATAAACGCAACCAACCCAGTCTTCGTCCCAAACCCAGACATTGCCTGAATTTTCATTCAATCCCGCTTGGGTATAAGGTGAAGTTGATAACCCAGCTTTGCGAATTGCCACCAAACAATCAGCCAAACGCTCAAGATCTGCGCCTTGGAATTGCTCAAAAAGTGAAGTTTTATCGTTTCTTTTCATTTTTACACCTTTAAATTAAACAGTTTCGGTTGTTTCTACGGGTTTTGTAGAGGGAATAATGCACCACTCAGGCACTTTGGGCGTGCCATATTCACGGCATGGCATGAGAACGCCAATAAACGCATCATCCATCTGAGGAAAACCAACAAGTGCAGACTGGTTGCCCCTTTGCAAAATTTGAGGTATTTGACGTTTGCCGTAAAGTTCCTCTGATACATCTACAAAACGAGAAACAAGATCGGGATTAAAAGTAGAAGGTTGAATATCCTCAGCCTTTACTACCATTGGGATGATGCGATCAATATCAGGAAACCTTGCCTCATGTGCTGAGAATCGGGTAGTTGATTGACTGTCAATGCACTCTACTGCCAAGCCTTCAACGGAAAAACTCAGCCATTCATCGCCTTGTTTCTTGGTTCCTTTGAGTTTTTGAAGTGCCTCAGAAGGCAAAATAACGCTTTGCTTTGCGTCTGACTTTATGCCATCGATAAGCAAACGGCCCATGATGTGCCCGTCAGTTGCTTCAATATAAGTGCCTCTATTGTCCCTGACTATGTTCATGCCCTGCAAATAATAGCGAAGGTCTTTTTTAGCCGTCAAGTGCAACATTGCACGGATGTCTTTGCGTTTGATTGAGAATTTCATTATGTACACCTATTTAAAAAAGAAAAGAAAAGAGTTATTTTGTGAGGATGTCAAACCATTCTAGCAATCCTATGCAAAGCATAAGACCCAGAACGATGGCGGTTAAATAGTCCAAGAATTCATTTTTCATACTGTTGCCCCTTGTTTTGCTGCTTCTCTGATAAGCCATTGAATGTCTGAGTCTGGAAAGTCTGAGCAGTCTATTTCACCAAGAATGTGATGCGGAGGGTTAACGTCACTGTAAAGCTCTAAAACCTCAAACTGTTGCCCGTACATTAGGACAATCTGCAAACGGGCTATATCAGCCGTTTTAGCCGTAGCACGGGCATGTTCAACCCGTCCTGACTTCTTGTTGATAAGTTGATATTCAAACTGTTTCATTGTTTACACCTATTAAGAGTTGATAAAAGAAGGGGCTAAAAATCTACCCCTTCACATATATAGCATAAAAGAATCGTGCCAACTCTCGTAACTTGTTGATTCCATTGACCCCTCCAAAACCCTATCAGTAGAAACCCTTAGAACATAGGTTCTCACTTTGAATTTGTAGCTACAATTAGAAAAGGAAATAAAGGGATAACCCATTCCATTGGCATCCTTTCATGTAAGGGATAGACAAGGGGAATACATAAGGAACATAAGGGGAACGGATAAGACAAGCATTGATAGACCTATAAAAGAAAACGCTAGATAGAAACCTTTTAGACACCGACACAATCAATCTCTACACACACATGAGACAAATACGAATGCGAATCATTCTCATTTGCGTTTGCACCAGGCACTGTATGGATTCACAGTAGGGTTTACCCTCATAGGGTTTCTACCTAGGGGTTTACCCTTAAGGGTTAGTACGTAAGGGTAGGGTTTACCAGTAAGGGTTTACCCCCCCCTTGTGTAAAAGTAGGGGGCGCTGTGACAGGGGACATAAACACACATCAATCCCACACTTAATCCATAGACCCCCTACCCCCTCCCTCCATCCACAAAAGAACCCTCCAAAA